CGGCCAAGGCTTGAAGTTGCTGTAATGGTGACAATATAAATGCCGGAAACAACAGCCTCAACCGTATAGGTTATGTCCGGGGAAGACAGAGAGTCTGCCGATACCGTCAAGCTGGCTGGGCTATCTGAAACAATGGTATAGCTGGAAACCGTTTCCAGGTTTCTCAAGACGGCATCGAAATGCTCAGTTCGAATATCAATTTCGCCCTCGATCATCTTGATGGTCGCACATTCGTTCGGGGCCGAGTCATGATTCTGGTAGAAACGTTGGAAGCGGTTGTGACGCAAGGTGTTACCGGACCCGACCGGCTGACGGTTTGGATAGGGAACTTGAGTTGTCACCGCCGTTGCAGCAGAAAGCCTTGAGAACGTCCCCCGCGCTTCTTTCGCCAAGGCTAGGGTCGGGTCTTTCCCGAAGTCAGACAGGAGACGCATGGCGAGGTTGGATTCATAGGCCGACCAATATGCCCGTTTGACGTTGTGCGGCGTCCCGGTATCGGGGTCATCTTCAAAGGCGTACCCTGTGCAAATGTTGGCCTCTTCCCACTCGGACGCCATGTTTTCAAGCCTTGCAATGGCGACATTAATATCACTGCCGCTCGGCTGCTTCGTCAGACCTGATATCCGCATCCGGGAATATGCCTTGTTAATCAAGTCGCCCTTTGTGCTCATAGCCCAAGTTCTTCCTTGAGGTTATCGATGCTTTTGTTCCAGTAGTGTCCTATCCCGCGCTCTTTCGCCATGGCCCTGAGTTCTTCTTCATCGAGTTCGTGAGCTTCTGTGTCTTCAGCAGAAACACTCCATCCAGAGGCAAGTGCGCCTTGCACCCTGTTCGCTTGGAACATCTGCGAAGCTCCGTCTTTATACAGTTCGGTCGCCATGTCATGGCCTCTTTAAAAGCGGGGGAGTGTGACCTCCCCCTTGGTTATTAAACAGTAATGGCCGGGGGACCAGAAGCACCGGTTGCGCTGAGGATAATCCAGCCGATAATGTCATCGACATACATCAGCACCGCTTGGTCGCCAGCGTCAGCAAAGACGATAGTCGCCCAGCCGGTCGCAGTGGCCGGGGTCAGAGTACCGTCCCCATTGCCGTCAGTGACCAGGTTGATAACAAGGATCTGGCTGGGCTTGCCATCGGCCAGGGTCAGCGCTTCGGCATCGCCACCGGTGGTTTTGGCGACATAGGCATGAGTCACCGGGATCGCCAGAACATCAGCCGCCACGGTTGTGGTCAGGTCGTCCGTAGCGTCCGAATCCTGCTGGTGATACATCTCACCGATTCTAAAAACTCTCGACATTGTTTTTCTCCTTAAAGTTAAGACGCGACAGATACGCCGGTGGTCGCGAAGGTCGGAACGGCCCCATCGACATAGATGTTGACAGCCGCTTGAGCCATAACCGTACAGTTGACAGACGTGCAGTTCTTCAGGATAACAACGCCCTGATTCTGCGCTGCTCCGAATCCGACTGCGTGAGCTGGCACACCGGCGGCGAGGGTGTTGTTAATGAATGTGCAGTCTTTCATCAGCAACATCCGCTCGACATCAGTCGCATTGGCACCGTAAACGAACACCTTGTCGGTATCATCGGCCTTGCCAAGGAACAGGCAGTTTTCAAAGTAGCAGTCACGAAGTTTCTTGCCGGAAAGAACGGCGGTGCAAAGCACATTCGCCCGGATGTCGCCTGTCTCGTTCGCAGTGCTGCCGATGGTGCAGTCGTAGAACATGGAACTGTCGCCATTCAGCAGAATTTCAGCCGCTCCAGCGTCGTCAAGATCGGTCGATTTGTAGAACTCGCAGTTGCGGAAGCGGGTGAACTCTCCGCCTTCAGCAAAACCGTACAGCCCCTCGGCAACGGTGTTATTATTGATAACCTTGATGCCGGTGAACGTGTTCCTGACGCCGGTGTTCTTGATGCAGGCGATATCGGTGGCCGCAGTCGTCACGCCGATGGAAATCTTGGCACCTTGGCCGAAATGACCGAGAGCGCCGTTGACGCCAACAACATGCACGCGATTTTTGGAAATATCGACCATTGCAGTTTCGACAACCGTCGAATCACCATCAATCAGGATGATGTCATTATTATTCGATGTTACGGCGTCAATCGCCCTTGACAGGGTTTTAAAGGGGTTAGACCACGACTTCCCATTTTCCGGGTTGCTATAGTCTTTGCCATTCCGGTAATCGACATAATAAATATTGCCGGGTCCGGTCAGGCCGAGAACCTGCGCGAGCTGTTCCGCGCTGGCCTGGACAGTTGTACAAAATCCCATGATATTCTCCTTCATTGGCAGGGGGTTTGACCCCCCTGCGTCATGAGTCGTTAAAAGGTGACAGCAACGCCGCAAGCGTGCGGAGCGCAGATGGTAATGCCGTACCAGGTGAACAGGCGATAACGGAAGTTCATGGTCGCAATATCGCCATCGTAAACCATATACAACACTTGGCCGTTTTCCATCGTGTCAGTGATCACCTTCATCCCGTCGTACTGAGAGAACAGTTCGGCAGGGATGTTGCCGCCGAGAACTTCAACCGCCATTTTGTCGAAAAAGAGGTTGGTTTTCGCGGAGGTGTCGGTGTTCAGACGATCAACCGTCGCAGCGTTCAGGATCTTGGTATCGATGTTCGCATAGGCTTTCTCAAGGGTGCTGAGCGCGGCATCGTCAAGGGCAATCGGCTTCGGATAAACCTGGATGGTGGTTGCGTCAGGCTTGCCGACGATGGTGAAGGTCATCGCCTGGCCGGTATCGACCTTATCCGCCAAACCAAGCGCGGTCACCGGAGTCCCGCCGTTGCTGAAGGTCACTTTGTCGCCGACATTGTAACTGGCAGACGCGGCAACCGGGATCTCGGCAATACGATAATCGACGTTGGTCACAACACCGGTGCTGGTGTTAACGGAGCCAGCAGACGGAGCAAACGACTGATTGCCGGTGACTGTGGTTGCGGGGTCGGCACCACCGGCAAGATTCGGCATGAAGGACGCGGTATAAACGTCAAATTCAGCAACGTTCTGGCCGATTTGTCCTTTTGCCCACACCTGCTCTGGACGGCCTTGAACAGTCTGCCGCCCGGCCAGATCGGAGCCGAAGGACAGGTTGTCCCGGTCGTTCAGCAGGAAGGTACGCCCGTTGTTGACATACTGCCTTTCGTTCATCAGAGCTTGCGCCTGGCCGATGAAGTCATACCCGCTGGAAGCATTGGACCGGTAGAACATCGACCCCTGGGTGGCGATAGCCTGGGCCAGCAGCTTGTTCAGTTCAGTCGCCTGACGCATCCCGGCCTGCATCCCGCGCCGTTCCCAGAAGCGCATATCCCGGAGATCATCAGCCCGCTGTTGAACGAAATCGTTCTTCGGGGTGCCGAGAATCGAGGGATAGGTTTCTTCGATGATGCCGGTTTCCTGCCCGGTCAAGTCCCAGCCTTCAATCACTGGAGCGTGCTGTTGGACCGGACGCCATACGACATTACCAGCATTCTGCATGGTGCCTGATTCAGGCTCTTCGTACATCACCAGCGGCAGGAGTTGCATCTGGTGTTCATAGGTTTCTTTGGTCTTCTCGAACAAGACCTCTGCGATTTTACCCGTAGTGAGGGCCATGGTTTATCTCCTTATTTCCAACTGGATACGTCAATACCCTGCTTCTTCGCAGCCTGTTTGATGTTGTAAGCTTCCTGTGAGCGGCCTTTTTTGTGAGCGTCTGCCCATTTCTTGTGAGACGCCTGGCCTTTCGCGCTGGATGCTTCGTCACCCTTCAGCTTTGCAGCCGGAGCCGGGGCTTGACTGTTTCGATTCGCTTTCGCACCGCTGACCCTTTCAGCAATGCGCCCTAAATACGCCGAGGCTTTGAGGCCGCTTGGGTCGGATTGCAACAGTCGGCTGAACTCGTTGGATGCCTCTTTGTTGCGTCCGATATGGAACATGGTGATTTCGGAACCTTCGCCCAACAGTTCAACCATGCCGTTAAACACGACTTCCGGGTTGAGCTTGGGCAGCGCGGTCTTTATAATCCCCTTCACCGTGGCGTCAGACTGCTGATAAATCTCCGGCTTGATGCTGTGTTTTTCAACCAGCTTTTCAGCCCTTGAATAATGGTCGTCAACAGCCTGGTCAATCTGTTGCTGCCGTTGTTTCTGTTGCTGGTTTTGATGGCTGTTTTTCTGGACATATTGAGTCTGGTATTCAATCTTTTCATCCTCATACTTGTCCATTGCGTCTTCAAACGCGTCTTCATCATCAAAATCAGCCCGGCGAGGTCGTTTCGGCGGCGCGTCGTCCTGCTGACGCCCTTGAGCCTGCCCATTTTTAAGCTGCTCAAGTTCTTCCTTGATTTTGGACAGCTCGTCATCCTTTTCGGATAGCTTGGCTTTCAGCTTCTTCTTGGTCTGGACGTGCTTCGCGACCGGGACACCCCCCGTCTCGGGGGCTTCCTCGTCTTCCTCGCCTGAAGAGTCCGGTTCCTCTTCTTGCAGCCAGAACGGGGCTTCCTGTTCGTCATCAACGATATCATCAGCACTCAGTTCCAGCTCTTCGTTCCCGGTTTTGACTTCTTGTTCTTCCATGACCCAGCTCCTTTGTAACCCCGGCTGTTGGGGCAAACCTTATGAACCTCACAAGGACGGGATGGTTACGCAGCCATCACTGCTAGCCCGATGATTCCCCATCGGTAGGGTCGTGGATAGCCCACTAGTCTTCAAGAATGGCCTTAATTCTTTGTCTTCGCTTTAAGATGGCGTCTGCTGCCTTCCTTGACAGCCCATTGCCAAGCAACTTCTTGCGCTTTTCGTCCATCTGTTCTTTGGTTGGCTTTTTTACTGGCTTGTTGGCCATATCACGCCTCCATCAGTTCCGCGTAAATATCGGACGTTGACATATTCTTTGGCAGTGTTAACTGAATCACCTTGCTTTTATTCTCAAGCTTCTGCCCGAGGGCTTCGGCTGCGGTCTTGTCGATCTTCGCCCCGGCTTCCTTGGCGTCAATCTGCGTATCAAACCTATCAGTTTGGGCCTTGAAGGCGTCAATCTGGACCTTCATGTCTTTGTTCTGATATTCCAGTTCGAGTTTTTTGAGTTCTCGCTGCTCTCGGGCCATATCGGCCTGACCTTTCAGCATTTCGGCCTGGGCAAGAACCATCTCGGCGCTTGGTTCGTCGCCTTGCTCCGCCTGCTGTGCCAGCATGGCCGCTTCTTCTTCGTTCTCAGGCTCTTGAATGCCCAGCAAGATAAGCTGCTTTCTGGCATAGTCCCTAACATCATCGAAATCCACACCGTCCATCAATTTGAGTTGCTTCAACATGATGATAGTGCGCATGGGGTCGCCAGGTGGGAGCCTTTCCAGCATCGTGTCCAGCCTATCCATCGTCTGGTCTTTTTGGCTGGAATAGCTGCTGGAGATTTCCGAATAAACGTTGAACTCGACGTTCCGCAGGTCTTTGATAACCACGACCTCGCCAGTCTGCTGGTCGATCATTTCTTCCATGATCTGCTCGACCTTGACCGTGCCGTCAGGAAGCTGAATCTTCACCTTGCGCGGCACATCGTAAACATAAGATGCCATGCTCGCGTAAACCTCCCCGTCACGGCGTTGAGCGTGCTTCCTGTGTTCCTGGTAAACCATCGACTGCATATCAAGCCGGGCCTGAAGTGCAAGGATCGCCTTGCCTGACAGGTCAGGGTCGGCGATGTCTTGCGGTAGTCCAGGGTTGGCTACGTCCTCAACGGCCTGTCTTGATAACTCAAGCACTGCTGCCAAGGCAGGAGGGATATTCGGTGCTGGCATCATCCCGATTGGCCCGATGGGCAGCTCATTCCCTTCGGCATCAAATCGGTTTTGCAGAAGGTAGGGATAGTTGTTATCAGCGCCGGTCAGCGAATACATGTCCTCATGCCCGGCAATTTGCTCCTGCGTAAAGATCGGCTTTTCTCTTGGGGATCGTGACGCGATATCAGCCAGATAGCTCATCTGGAAATCACGGAGTCTCTGGGGGTCTTTCGTGAGCCTCGTTACGCCTTCGTAATGTTCTTCGCCTTCGATGAACGCCCGCTCCCCGTAGACAGGGATAACCGGGATATGCTCACCCGCGATCACATCTGAGGACAATATTTTCTCGCCGCTGCAAATGTATTTGGTCACTTCCCAGCGGTCTACTTCCTTCTCGCCGGTAATAAAAAACCCGCTATCAAGCAGGTCGTCTTCAATCTCGGCTAACTGGTCTTCGGAGATGATCTTTTCTTCTCCGAACGGGCTGACCATGTAGACAATTTTCGTCTTAACTTGCTTTCGGTGGTAAAATTCGGCGACGTAATACTTCTTTGCCTCACCTAAAACCCACGGGAAGACAAGAGACTGTTCAGGCGACTTGAAGTTCTCGGGGTTGACTTTATCGACATCTTCTCCTGTCAGGTTGCTGACAAGGTCTTTATACCCGTCTTCGGAATAGGCGAACAGCACCGACACATAGTCAGCGTCGGACTTATCAAGAAGCTTCGCGTTCGGGTCCCAAAAGACACAGTTGTTCGCCTCGTAGATTGGCTTGCGTTTGATAACCTGGTTTCTATTGCCGTCCCTGAGCGTGACATATTCCGTTTCAAGAACCCACGCGCCGACCCCGCAGACGATATTCTCCTGGTCGGCGTTGGAAAAGGCTTCCATGCTGGTATTGCTGCGGTTGTCGTTGCGGTACAGCCCGTCAAGTAAATCCGCTGCGTCGTCCCGGTCTTCATCAACCGGTTCGAAATCCACCTGGATCGGGTTAACTGAGAGGTCAGCAAGAATACCGCGCCCGGCCTTGCGAAGGATATCGAACTCCCCGCGATAGGCTAGCTGGGTTTCGTCGAGGATGGATGAATCCCAATGCGTGACCCAATAAAAAACCAGATCTTCCGCCGCCCTTTCGCGGGTCACTTG